ACGTATAGGATAGACCACCTTAGTATTATTAGTCCATTCATTCCATTCTTCACTTGTACCACATTTTATTTTAGAAGTACCACGAATCCAATCAGCAAATTTTGTACAAGACCAATATGTTGTTCTCATTTTATACCTTTATAGAAGAAAAATCTCTTCGTTTAGTTGTTATATCTGACATATTATATTGCATTTTATTCGGTCTGTCAATATCTAAATTTGAATCAGTTAACCCTTTTTGTGCGGACTGTTCTAAATCATATAACTTCATCTTTGCTCTATCAACACCAATCATAAATCTTTTATTTGCTGTTGGATCATTATATCTATTTTTCAATTGCTTAACCATAAGCTGATTCAATTGCTCTAATTCTTCTGTTGAAATTAAAGCAAACATAAAGTCAACAGTTGCAGGCAATCCAAAGGATTCTGAAGTATCTGTTAATTCAACATCTGTATTGCCATATCCGCTTCTTGTTGTCTGTGTCGCACTTAGAATAGGAACATTTTCTTCAACAGCCAAACCCCTTAGTTCTTCTGCAATAGACTTAATCAAAGTATAAGAATTAATATTACTACCTGATTTAAATCTAGATGATGCACAAATATTTAGATAATCAATAATAATCATATCAGGTTTAAATTGTCTCTTTAACTGCAATTCATTAAGTAGAGATTTAAAATGCCCTGTATGTGCTCCTGCTGTAGGATATTCTTTAATAATTAACTTACCCTCAGTCTTATTTCTAATCTTTTCAATACGAGAATCAAAAATAGACTTAGGCAAATCTTTCAATTGATCCATAGTGATATTCATTAGATTTGCATCAATACGTTCTGCAATTCTTTCTTCAGCCATCTCTAAAGTAATATACAAAACATTTTTGCCTTGAGCTAATACTGAAGATGCCACATGGCACATAAACAAAGATTTGCCCACACCTGTACCTGCTAAGACAACATTCAATGTCTTTGTTGGCATACCACCATTAGTAATCTTATTAAAATACTCAAGATCAAATGGTATACGAGATTCTACTCTATGGTAAAAGTCATATCTTGTATCTGCATTGTCTATGTAATCATGACCAACATTGTTATCAAAGCACACGCCCAAAGCATCCTGTAGTAATTGGGGGATGCCGTCTTCAGACTTTGCTTTATCTCTGCCATCAATAATTGCAATAGATGAAAGTATAGCATTATAGATTGCCTTATCTTTACAAAATTTTTCTGTCTGTTTATATAGCCAATCTTTATTATGCTCGGTTGGCTCTAACCCATTAATATATTGAACAACTTCTGTATATTGTTCTTCAGTTAAACTTTTATTATTTTGTGCTGCAATAACCAAAGCATCTCTTGGCGGAATAGCATTATATTCAGTGATAAAATTTGTAACAGCATCAAAAATTATTTTTTCGTTACTCTCTAAAAAATAATCCCGCTTTAAGAACGGGATTACTTTTCTCATATACTCATCATCATTGATTAGATTTTGTAAAATTACCGTCTCTATTTTCAAGTTCATTAATTGTTTTCCTTAGAATATCATTTATCACTTCAGCCATTATATTATTAAATTCTTCAGATGTCAATTGTTCTTCTGTCTTTCCTTTGGGTTTTCGAATGAAGGTAAAGTCGAGCTTGGCGTTTCCATTATTATCTTCCATCTGGACGGAATTAATACTGATGGTTGTTCCGGCAAAATTACCGTCCAGAAGTTTGAACCCCCATAGATCAACTTGTTGTTCTTCATCCTTAAATCCCCATGGTTCATACTGCGCTGGCATTTTCGAATTCCTCTTCTAGATCCGATTCATCAAAACTCTTGCCTAGCATATCTGATCCAGCAATTTTATATCTTGATTCAATATAATCTCTAAATTCTTGTGATACTAGAATAGGCATCCAGAATTCTTTGGTATAAGTATCTTTTTGTCTAAACTTCTTATCACTAACTTCGCCTGTTGCTTTATTAACAATAGAATACCAACCATTAGATGGTTTAATAACGAACCCGCCTTCAAGTGCAATGTCTAATAGACCAGACCATTTGCTAATACCACCTTCGAATGATACTTCAACTGGGATCTTAGATTTCTCACGAACAAATCTAGACTTCTCAACATTGATAATAAAATTATATCCTGTGACTTCAGTGCCATCTTTTTCTTGTTGTCTGCCAATAATAAAGATTTGATCTGCAGAATAATAAATTCCTGTACCACCAGAAACAATTTGCTTTGGAAACAATCCCATTTCGGAATAGGTATGGTTAACAACAATCATTGGAATGTCTTTAATTGTCAGATGAGGAGTAACCATTCTAAATAATGATTTCATCTGTTTAGCGCGTGTCATATCTGCTACAGATTTACCTTCCAATGCATCTTCTACTTCTTTCTTTGAAGCAAGATTACCAACAGAATCAATTACAATAATAACGTGTTCGCCTCGTTCAATTGAATTGATCTGGGACATAATATCAAATTTCAATTGTTCAATATCAGTAATAGGAGTATGCAGAATTTTACTTGTATCAATTCCAAAATTATCAAAGTAAGATTGCGGAGAACCAAACTCTGAATCATAAAATAAAATTACTGCATCTTCATACTTATCTTGATATGCTTTAGCCAACAATAATGAGAATGCTGTTTTAAAGTGTTTAGAAGGTCCTGCAAATACCGTCAATCCCGGCGTGAGTCCGCCCTCTAGAGAACCTGATAAAGCAACATTAACAATTGGAACCGACGTTTGAATCATATCTTTCTTAGAAAAGAATTTAGATTTATTTAAGACGTCTGCTTCCTTAATCGTCGAGTTTTTCTTTAGTTTTTCAATCAATGACATAATCTATTCCTTTAATTAATCGTCAGATGCGTTAGCACCACATTTAGCACGTTTTGCTTTTGTTAAAGCACCAAAATCTACTGTCCACTCTTTACCTGGTTGTAACTCAATTGCTCCTGCAGGCATTGGATATTGTACTCCGCCTTGTTGTTCAATTTGAGCAATTGGTAAACGGAATTTAGTTAAATCATTGCCTAAATTAGGATATGGAGCAACGTGTGGGAACATCCAACCTGCAACCTCTTTAGTTTGATTGTTAATTACAATCTTATAAAATGCGTGAGGAACAACTACACCTTTGCCAATTGTCTTGTCTTGAGCGTTATAAACACCGCCAGCAATAACTGTATAGGATTGATTGTGTTGTACTGTCCAACCACGAACTGAAGTTTCTAGCAATTTCCAAATGCCCCTGTTCAATGATCCTGCTTGAGGACTCATATTTGTCATCAAGAATGATTCATATTCAACTTGCGGATCCCAGCTTAAATCTCCATCTGGAGCCATATGACCTTTATCGTAACCTGTTCCAGCATAATCTTGTGGGACTGCTCCGTTGGGAACAAACTGATTAGCTGCAAATGCGTTAGTACGAGCCACACACCCCAAAGCATTCTGTGGCACTAATTCATACATTACAAATTTTGGCAATTTTGCAGGCGCATCATATCCAACCAAATATGCTTGTTGACATAGTGGCTGTACACCTTGAGCATTTGGAAAACCATAAGGTGCGTGTACCTTACATTGATCTACGGGGAATGGTTGACGTTGTGTCCATGCTGAAGCATGCACACTTACAAATGCTACGAATAGCGCTAATAGTAATTTTTTCATGAAAATAATCCTTCTAACGATGCTTGTGGTTTTGAACTCCAACCCACACCATTTAATATTGTTGTTAATGGTTCAATAAAAGACTTACTGAACATTGTATCATAATCTACATACTGCCTCAAATTGAATTCTTCAGGAATAGCAGAAATAAAAGCTATCACATTTTCTTTAATGATATTTGGTTCTTTTAAATAAACGAATTTAATTTTATCACCTTCGCTGATTGTCTCATATTTATTGTCTAAACTATAACTTTTCAAATAAAAGTTATACAATAATGAACCCCTCACATGAATCGGTGTTCCTTGTTTATATATTGATGCCCTGTCAGTATATTTATTAATTCCATTAACACCTCTAGGAAATGAAATTTCTTCTGCGGGCATTTTTCTATACTTTGTTTCAAAATCTAAAATATAATTTTGCAAAGTTTGTTCATCACTTGTTAACACAAGTTTAACTGCTGCTTTTAAAGCGTCTCTGCATGGTTCGGGAGTAGATGATCTTACAATCTCCAGTCCCATTACTTTCATCTTAGGTTCTTTATAACGAACGCCTTCATTGTCATAAACATTTAAAGCATATCGTTTCTTAGCTACCCAAATGCCTGTATCTGCAATTGCCTCACGCTTAAAATAAATCTTTTTATCAAAAGCATTAGTATAATCAGACAAACTATCACAAGATTTATTAATTGCCTCAACAATCTTTTCATTACAAATTTTATCTAAAATATCAACAATTTTTTCTTTTGGTTGATCTTTATAGAACTTTTTAACTAATGGATCAAGTGTGATATAACAAGAATCAGTATCTGAATAAAAAGAGTAATTATAATCCTTTGTACCGCAAATTTTATTTAGATAATCATCTAATGCCTTGCCCACCGTTTGAATAATATACTGCCCTGTAATAGTAATACCTTCAGCAATATTCGAATCATAAAATCTAAAAAACTCGTTTCCCCAGGCGCCAAATAAAGAATTCAATTGAATTTTTCTTGCCATCTGAAAATTATTATATTTAGATATTTCTTTTAACCAAGATTTGTCTTTTGTTTCTTCATACTTAGATTGCGCTACCAACATTAATTTTTTATATTTTTGTCGGTCGTCGAATAACTTCTGAGTAATCTCAGGAAACAGTCCTTGTTTATCTCGTCTATAACTAAAACCATTTGCTGCCATACAAAGATCTTTATCTGTTAAATCACTAAGATCAAACTTCTTAGTCAACATTCCATCAACTGTAGTATCTCTTGTCTCGCCATAAACAATTGTCTCAGGCGACATATTATACTGCATAATAATACTCGGATACAGACTAGTTGCATCAAATGATACTACCCAATCATATTTACCTGGTACTGGTTCTTGAACATATGCCCCAACAATTTGTCTTGCTGGTTTGCCTTCTCTTTGATGAACAACAATATTTTGATTCCACAAGTGATTGAATAGAATACAATCCCAAGTTCTTACAGCTGAAAATATATCTACAAAATTACACTTAGCATCATATGCCATGGTTAAAATTAATTCAATCAACTTCATTTTGTCTTCAAGTTGATCTACTCGCATAACGTCAACTACGTTATACTTAACAAACTTTGTCCAATCATTGGTATAAAATTCTTTAAAAGATGAATATGGGTTTTCTAATTTACCTTCACCTAATTCTACTTTAGCAATGTGATCTAATTTATAAGATTCTTGTGCGCCATAAGTAAACTTTTTATACAAGTC